TTAACTGTAACTGTCTGAAGTGTTACCGCACTTCCGTTAGTATGAGCAGCAGCAGTTGTTCCAAGAGCACCACGAGTAACGGTTAGGTCATTTGTTGCAATAGCAGTGACCTGTAAAATCTCAGAGTCGATCAAGATGTAACTGTTATTCTGTACACCTAAGGTAGCAGCAGAAGTAACTGTTAAAGTTGTATCTGAATCACTGTAAGTACCACCTTCATTAACTGTAGAAGCAGTACCTGCAGGTTCGATCAATGCGATTTGAGAAGATGCAGCGTGAGATACAGCAGATGTGCTCCATGCTCCACGAGTAACAGTAATGTCTAGACCAGAGATAGCAGTAATCTTAAGAATTTCAGCATCGATTTTAAGATAATCGTTAACATCAAATCCAGTTGCAGATGTAACTGTTAGAGTTGTATCTGTAGCGTCGAATGTTGTCTGTGTGATTTGAGTAGCGTCAATAGCATTCTTTAGAGATGCATTGTCGGCACGCACTACTTTGACAGATCCACCGTATAGTAGGAACTGTGCAACTGCGAACCAATACTCATAGTTGTAATCATTTGGTTTACCAAATGTAGCAATTAGTTCTCGTTCTGAAGAAATTGTCTGAACCTCTTCTACAGGTCCTTTCTCAAATGCACCTGCTATAGCAGCTACATTATCCACCGTTGCATTGGTGGTATGAGACAGATCTCTTTCTAGTACGACAACACCTGGTGATGCTTGTGTTGATGCCATCTTTAATATCTCCTTGTGGTCATTACTTGGATGCTTTAATTATTTATTAAAAGGTGTTTTTCCACGGGGAAACTTAGCGGAAACTACCAGTCTGGATAATCTGCTAGGTAAGGAGGTAAAGGTCTAGGTCTTCTTTTATTCTTTGTAACTCTAGTTATAGTACAGACTTTACACTCATACGAAAAAGCAGAGGGTGTTGCACCTCTGTCTTTACGGGTCATATAATAATCTTCTAATAAGTTCTTATCTAATCCACATGTCTTACATCTTCTCTCTTTAAATAATAAATGTTCTAACTCAATCTGGGTCTGTATATCAGTATATGCTTCCATCATGAGAGGTATTCCCACATATAAGATCTATTTCCATACTCATCCATGACACCACCAGTGTTGTCTGTCTGCCATACATCACCATCAACAACCTCTATCTCCTCACCTAGACCATCATCAACAAATCCAAAGGGTGCCATGTCTTGTTCTATACCTTCCCTTTGCTCTTTATACATTCTTGCTCTTACATCGGAGTCGTGAAGTTCTTTAAAATAATCGGAAGTTGCGAGCCAACTAAAAATAACCAAGCACATAGCAAGATCATCATTGCAACCGTCCTCTGCTTCCCATGCTTGTCCTTTTTGGATGAAGGTTGTGAGTTCTGAGATGATGTCATAGTCGTTTAGTAATAATTTGTCGTCTTCTAGTAACTGTTTTAGGTTAGAACACCCTTGTTTCTTGACAGTAGTAGACATTTTTACACCTAATTGTACTTTTGTACCACTAAATCCCTGTCCAATGACCTGTCCCGCCCTACCACGCATAGCAGACATTAATAGATTATCATATTCTAGGTCAAATTGTAAAATATCTCCTATTTGTGCACCAATATCGTTAACTTCTACCAATACATACGCATGATTGTATGCACATGCCACTTGATGTATGATATTTGGGAATAATAATGGTTTAATTGTGTTATTTCTATACTTTGCTACCAACTGATAGGGTATTGTTGACGTATCTATCACTGTAAATGCACTATAATCCTTAGTTACACCCCTTGCAACGTCCACAGTGATAGTATATTGGTGTCCTTCCTCTGGTTTTATATAAACATCCAACCCCTGATTGCTTGTTAGTGGATCTTCATAGGTCATAGTCCTCAATTTAGACGCTGAAATCAATGTATCAACAGATCCTAGGAACTCACACTCAAACTCAACTCGAAATTGTTCTTCCGAAGTGTTGGCTATGGTCTGTTCTTTCCATACATCGTCTCTACCAGGCACCTGAGACCAGTGAACCTCCGTAGTTGTGTACTCGTTCTTACCTCTCTCGGCATCATGCCAGAGTTTGTAGAACATATTCATCCCGTGAGGGGTAGAAATGATAATAACTTTTGTTGATTTACCAGAAGATATAGTAGGATACACAGAACTGAAAAACTGGTCAGCAATATGATTCGGAATGAATGCGAATTCGTCCAGAAATATAACGTTAAAGGACATACCCCGAACAGCACTAGCAGAAGTAGAAGCAGCGAGGATTTTACTTCCGTTTTCCAGTTCGAGTGACCCTTTGTTCCATCCGACAATACCCTGTTGCATCCATTTTGGGAGATTCTCATAAGAAAGTTGTAAGCGACCCAACATTTCTCTTGCAGTGGCTGCTTTGTTTGCGAGGATTGCGACATTTACATTATCATTAAAGAGTACATACCACAACAAATAGGAAGTAACGATAGTTGACTTCCCTGACTGTCTTGGTAACTTTGCTATATTAAATCTATCTTCATCAAACTTCCTAACCATGTCAACCTGAAAGTCATACATGTCAAAAGGTACTAGACCTTTGTCTAGTGATACAATCTTGATGTATTTCTGGATGAAATGTACAGGATCTTGGCTACACTTAATAAACTCCTTCACCTGTTTAGGTGAGAAGTTCGTAGGTACATTCGCCTTTTTAAGGTTCGGGTTACCTAAGTATATGTCCTGTGTTACTGCCACTTAACCTTCTTGTAAAGTACCTTGACTCCTACGGATCTCTCTTAGTTCCTCGAAGTTCTTTTTCTTTGTACCTCCGTCATATTCCCACGCATACCCTTCCTTAATCATCTGTTCGTTGAGTGATATATCATCTTCGCCAACGTATAACCAACCAAGAAGCCTACCATACTTACCCATGCCACCTTTAAGTTCAGTTCTGATAGTAAGTTCATTGTCTCCTTTGATTGTATCTTCTAACGTTCCTTTGAGCCAATTAGTTGCATCTATTCCCAGTGCCTTCTCTTCCAAGTCTCTTGTTCTTTTTTCTGGCGTATCAATTCCTGCAACTCTAACTCTTTCTTTCTTGTATAGATCAAACCCAAGATCAATGGTGACATCAATAGTATCCCCGTCAACAACACGATTAATCTCCGTTACTCTAAAGTTATAGCAGCTCTTCCTGCTTGGTGGAACCATTGCTCCCATTTTCTTGCTCCCAAAAATTATCTAGTGCATTATTTATAGCATCACCAGGTTTTGTTGCGGTTTGCTCAATTCTACCTTTATTCATATTCCTTTGAAACATCATCTGCATTTGCTGCCAGTGCCTTGGTTCATAGATATCAATCTCTCCTTTTAATTCTTCTCTTGGTATAAGTGGTTTTGGTACAAGTATTAAATCTCTTTCATCAGGACAATTAGCAGGTGAACCATCTAAAGGAAGACTACAAGCGTGTGCAGGTGGGTCAGTCACTGGTGCAGTACATCCAACCAATATGAGTGGTATTGCCAAATATTTAATCATTCGGGAACAGGTAATCATATCTCATTATATAGTATATGATTATTGTAACAGCAATTAATAAAATTGCAACCATTATAACAATCGACCAAGTAACCGTTTGAGTTGCCATAATTTAATCCTCCACCATTTACGTTTACGTTTGTTTGGTAATATTTCTTTAAACCGATGCATCAAATACCTTGGTCTTTATATCTTGAGTAAAATTCTTTCAAAGATGATTGACACTGACCTTTATTTTCTTCTGGATGCTCGTCTTTATATCCCTTTATCCTTTTCCATTCATTATGAAGTGCTCCTAGCAACCACGCTTGAGATAAACTATGAGGTCCGTTTTCTAATAATTCAAGGTGACGTTTATTATTACAAAAATTCTTTGCATAGTCTTCTCTCCAATTTGAATCGTCATATGTTTTTTCCATTATAGTCCTTCGCTCCAAAAGTTATCGACAGGGGTTATATTTCTTGAAACAAAAAATAAACCAAGATTAGTTAGAAACCAAAATGCATTTATAATCCAAGTGTTTCTCCAGAGATATTTTCTGTTATACTCTACAATAAAAATATCTCTTTCATTACCACCTTTTCTAACTATCTGCTCTAATCCTAGTGCAACCACAAAACCGATTGCGTAGATGTAAAAGATAAAATTTAGAAAACTAGATGTGAGTAATAAAAGAGAAATCATTTAATTGTTACAGGTGTAATATTTATTATATCACTAAACCATCGACATCGCAAGTTTTAACTCTCTTGCGTGATTGAGTTCATCCTCTGCTATCTCTGCAATCTTTTTATCCTCTGGATGATATGCAGAGTATTTGACATAAGTTTCATATGCGTGTTTCTCAATTTTCATATTGATGTCATACGCATCTATTGGACTAATGAAATAATAAGCAACCATAATCCAATAGTAAAGAAGAACCAAGTGTTTAGCGAAGAATCTATCGATCCAATGCTCATTGCCTCCACGAGTTTCCATCTCCTCCAAGTGTTCTGTTTCATTTAATGCCTGATAGAAATGTTCCTTCATTAAGTATATATGATCCTCTCCCCGAAGTCCAAGACTTTCACGGAAATGTAAAACACTTATGAATGAAAAGTAAGGTGCTCTTGCAATTACTTCAAGAACCCAAAATCTTTGAAAGTCTCTACCTCGATAGAGAAAATCGATGATGTAAATTGTTAGATCTAAAACTGATGTGTTAAATTTTTTCATACAAATATAGGATGTGCCCAAGCGTATTGTGGATAGAACCATAATGCGGTTCCAATGGTTGTAAAGATAAGTAAGGTTGATGTGATAGGTAGATTTTTCATTATTCCTCCTTCTTAATTGTTTCCAAAGAAAAAGGATGTTCGTGTAGATACGGAACATCCTCTCTTGCGTGTCTTACTGCTTCAAAAGCGTCTGTGGCATATTCGCCTATTTCGTGATACTCATTTAGTTGGTCGTGCCAACCAAGCGTGTAATGGGACATGATAGTTTCAACTCCAGTACATTATTATTTATTATAATGCACTAAGTAAAAATACGCAATATTATGTCGGTTTACACACTAACAATCTTTGTTAAGATCTTCTGCCATTTGTCCACCAATCTCAGCACCTTGATTACCTGAGAACATAGTTACCCAACCAGCAGCAACCCAACCAACAAAGGGAATATTAGCGACACTAGGAGCAACACTAGCACCAACACTGGAACCCACGAGTCTTCCTGTTTGTTCTGCTCCTCCGATTGCTTTGATACACGCTTCGGACTTTCCGTTTGCAATGGTTGTTGATGAACTATTTGGTGTTGTGTGAACTGCACCGTCCATCGTGTACTGTTCAACCGTTTTAACTTTGTTGTTAGCCAACCCAAGAAAGCCACCCTTTGTGTTACTATCCCGTTCCACACGAAGAACCTTTGGATCGTTTGCTTTATATTCTATGGAATATCCATTATGACTTACATCTGCTTTATATGATGTATATGGCCCTACTGGTAAATTAATACTTGGTAGTTTGCTCTCACGATTTGATAATGACCCAATCATACCTATGTGAGACAAACCAATAAGTCCACCCAAACTAAGAGCAAACCACTTACCCCATTTCACTTGCTTATCCATTATCCTTTCTTCGGTGTAGCACTAGGAGTCAAG